ATGGCAAGAAACGATGACGGTAACACAGCCAAGAAGATGGATGTTATACTAGGTGGTATGGAAACTATTGGATCAGCAGAACGCTCATGTGATGTTGATATGATGCGTGATACATTCCATAGTATTACAGACGGAGCTTATTCGGAGCTACTGTTCAAACTATTTGGTAAAGATAGAGTAGAAGCAGAACTTGAAAAGTTTTTAGAGTTTGACTTCTTTCAAAGAGTAGGCGGTGGTATAGGTATTACACGTATGATCCCGGCATTAGAAAAGATCAATAAGATATAAAACTAATCTGGGGTGGTGAAATCGGTAAACACGCACGATTGTTTCTCGTGTGACGAAAGTCTTGGAGGTTCGAGTCCTTCCCCCAGAGCCAACTATTACCTAATAGATACACACTATTAGACTTAGGCATTTTTCTGTGCTATAATAATTTAAATATAGCATAAGGAGAAAACATGCCACCACGTAATCATAAGAGTTGGTTAGCACAACCAAACGTAGAATCAATTAGTAGCAACGCCTATAACAACCCAGAAATATTTGAACAAGAGCAAGAACTTATATTTAAAAAAGTATGGGTACCTATGTGTCACAAATCAGAAATGCCAGAGCCAGGCAATTTTAGAACAACACAAATAGCAGGAGTTAATGTTATTGCTGTTAATAACGGAGATTCAATTAAGTCTTACTTGAATACAGGTAAGTTTAACACACCTTCAGGAACAATGACACGGGTAGAGTTTTTAATGGACGACTATACTCCGTTACCTACAGAAGTAAAACACGGAGGTATGGTATGGACAACCTTAAATAGAAATCCAACGCAAAGTGTTGAAGAATGGACAGCAGGAGCATTTGATTGTATCGCAGATGCTATTGATACAGAAGAAATGGAAGTGTTCCATTATCACAAAGCAATTATAAATACCAACTACAAGTTATGGCATGATACCAACAGTGAATTCTATCACGACTTCATGCACTACTTTAATCGTGTGAGTGGATTCAATGATGAATACTTTGCTAGAAAAAATGTTCCTTTTGATAATGGTCATGTTAACGTGTCTAGCTTTACTGTTAACTATACTGAGTATGACGGCTTTGAGGATAGAGGGGAGTTATCTTTTCCCAATCTGCCGCCCAACCAGTGGTACATGGTCGACCTATTCCCAGGCTTCAACTTTAACCTTAGGGGGAGTGCCTACCGTTCAGACTCAGTAACACCATTAGGTCCTAACAAAGTGCTTATTGAATTTAGAGGATATGGACTACGCAAAGACACACCAGAAGAACGTAGAACACGTATTAACCATCACAATAGTATATGGGGACCGTTCGGACGTAACCTACACGAAGACCTAATTGGAGTTGCTGGACAAGGAACTACAATGCGTGAAGGTACCGAAGCAAGACACATACTACATGGCAGACATGAGAATGGCACTATACATGACGAAGTAGGTATGCGTCATTACTATAGTGAATGGGGGAAGTATTTAGATATTAATCCTTATTAATATCCAAAAGAGGTTGACCTTTATAAATACTTGTGTTATAGTAGTAACATAATAAGGAAATAGGAATTTTAAACATGATCAAGACTAATACAATATGTATAATATGTTGGCCACCTTCCGGGGGTATGTTTTGACATGACTTTGTAACCAAAAGTTATTTTAAACAAGCCCCTAGTAATTAATTTTATTAGGGGCTTTTTTTGTGGGTGAAGTGTTACGGTAGCACGGCTGGCTCCAACCCAGCAAGATAGGGTTCAATTCCTTACACCCATGCCAACACTAAGTGGCAGAATGGTTATGCGACGGACTGCAACTCCGTTTATGCCGGTTCGATTCCGGCCTTAGTGTCCAACAATTTTTTCATTGACAATAAGTATAGTTGATGTTATAATATATTAACAATCAAACAAAGGACACAGACATGGCAAAAACTTTCGTAATTAGTGATACACATTTTAACCATGCCCCTATCCTTGAGTTTAAAGATTACATTGGTAAACCTGTTAGAGATTTTGACAGTGTAGCTCAAATGAACGAAGCAATGATGGACAACTGGGTAAGTGTTGTTGGTCCAAAAGATACTGTTATCCACTGTGGTGATGTTCTTTTTGGAATGGACAAGGCTGACTGGATGGCCGCAAACTTTGATAAGTTACCAGGCAAAAAAAGACTTGTTGTTGGTAACCACGACAATGTAAAAATACTTGCTCCGTTCTTTAAGGACATACAGTTATGGATTGACATGAGCGACAAAGGTTTGTTGTTTAGTCATACTCCACAACATGCTAGTACACTTGCTGAGTCACACAGGTTTGGCGATAAACCTATACTTAACGTACATGGACATATCCATACTAACCCTAGTCCAGATGGTCCATATAAATGTGTATGTGTTGAGCAAATCGACTACACACCGTTAGATATAGACACTTTAATAACATAAAGTTAAGGCTTTTGGAAACAAAAGTCTTGACTTCTCTATATTTTGGTGCTATAATGTAAGTAATAATTAGGCAAATAACTAGAGGCAAATATGATTAGCGATGTTAAAATTAAGAACGGATATCTAAGCAAGGATTCAATTCCATTGAAAACAGTTCCTACACAAGAAGCACTTGCTATGGCTGTAGCGGCACAACGTATTAACGGTGCTTATATCAAAGACACTAGACGTTTTTCAGAACCTGATAACAAAACACAGTTTTCTAATAAAGAGATTGTGAAGTTTGCTTTCAGAAGCGATCATGCGCCAACTGACTATATACGTCCTACTCCAACAGCCGACGACTATGCCAAAGTAGCAGAAATCCACAAATGGATGAAACGTTATGTGATGTTAGGATTAGGCGACTTAGACGATTTCAAACGAGACATGGTTGAAAGTGTATCACAAGATACTGTAATATACAACAACTTAGGGCGTGTAGCATTTATTCCTGAGTTTGTAAAACGTGATAAACTCGAAACAAGTCTTACAAAAGAAATTCGTATAGAGTATCGTGACAGTCAATACCTAGGCAAAGAGAAAGATATTGTTGAAGGTGTTATCAAGATACTAGATAAACGTTACAGTGAACAATGGGAAAGCTATAACTACACAGCAGTTATAGACGGTAACCTAGTATCGTTTATGAACAAGTTTCCATATGATGTAGGCAGTATGCTACGTGTTAAAGGCAAAGTAAAAGCACAAACACAAAACAGATTGTTTGGTGCCAACGAAACACGTTTAAACTATGTTAAACTTTATAAAGTATAAATTAGGGGTTGACATCTAGTTAAATAGATCGTATAATGTATATAATAATTAGGCAAACAGAGAGGCATAAATGAGAACACAACCGCAAGATATTATCGCAAAGTTAGAAGCAGACAATAGTAAGCTCGCTAAACAAGCAATCCTAAAAGAAGCACTTGAAGAAGGTGTTCCAGAATTTTTTGAAGGTGTCACAATGGCACTTGATCCTCTTGTTACATTTGGTGTAAAGCAAGTACCTGAACGTACAGATGTGCTTACAGGACAAGGATTAGATTGGGATACATTTAAAGTCCTTGCTAATCAATTAATCAATAGAGAACTTACAGGACATGCGGCACGTGATGCTATCATATTAGCAATGGGTGTTGCTACTACTGAACAGTGGAATGGATTTTATAGACGTATCTTAATCAAAGACTTAAGATGTGGAATGAGTGAAAAGACTGTTAACAAAGTAGCGCCAGGCACTGTTCCAGTATTCACATGTAGTCTAGCACACGACTCAGCTAACCATGAAAAGAAGATGGTAGGCAAAAAGCAAATTGAAGTTAAACTAGACGGCGTAAGAGTATTAGCAGTATGTAAAAGCGGCAAGGTAGAATTGTTTAGCCGTAACGGAAAACAGTTTCATAACTTTCCGCACATTGTTAAAGAGATTGAAAACGTACTAAGTTGTACACCTGCTCCTTATGATTGTGTATTAGACGGCGAAGTAATGAGCAAAGACTTTCAAGACCTTATGAAACAAGTACATAGAAAAGATGGTAAGGCCGCAACTGATAGTGTACTACACTTGTTTGACTTTATTCCGTTGAAAGACTTTTTAGAAGGTGGATGGGATAAACCACAAACATATCGTAGTAATTTAGTTAAGTATTGGGTACTAGAAAACAATGACATCTTAGAGCACGTTGTAGCGTGTGAATGGGAAGAGGTAGACTTAGACACTCCCGAAGGTAACAAACGCTTTGTAGAGCTTAATAAGACGGCTGTAGACGGTGGTTACGAAGGTGTTATGATTAAGGACGTTGATGCGCCCTACGAATGTAAACGTACACATGCTTGGTTAAAAGCAAAACCGTTTATTGAAATCACATTAACTGTCGTTGACGTTGAAGAAGGCACAGGACGTAACGAAGGAAGACTAGGTGCCGTAATAGTAGAAGGAGAAGACGATGGATACAATTATCGCCTTAACTGTGGGAGCGGTTTCACTGACGCTCAACGTGATGAGTACTGGACTGAACGTGCTAGTCTCATTGGTAACTTGATTGAAATAAGAGCAGATGCTCGAACTAAATCACAAGACAGTGATACATACAGTTTACGTTTTCCACGATTCAAAACGTTTCGTGGTTTCCAAGCTGGTGAGAAGATTTAATGTATAGAGTAACGGCATATTTTAAAAATCACAAGGTCACACAATCATTTGTTGATCTATACGATGCTATAGACTGGAGAGATGTAGCCGACGCCCATTACCCTAAGAAAGTAACATTTGAAAAGGAGACTTCCATGAGAGAGTGGATTTATAATTGTTGGAATGTAGTAATGGATCATAATAAGAATCCGTTGAGTGTTATTCCGGACTTTAGTACACGACATATGATTATGCAGGTATTAGCATGGATGTGGTGTATTGTATTTGGTATCATTGTAGGTAGCATGTACATGGGAGTGTTTAGTATGGTACTACATACTCTAATACTTGGAGCAATAGCAATTACTGTTGGTACATTTGAAACTGCCAAACGTAAGCCTAATGCGTTTAATTTTTCTAGCGGATATACATCATATGGCAGAGGTAGAACTTATACTATCTGGAGAGACGAAAAAGGT